GTCGTGACACTCCACCTCCCCCTGATAAACCATCAGAGGGAATGCTTCATGTACCTTGTAGGTCATTTGCCGTTGATATTATATTCTCTATTATCGCCTGGATAGTCCAGTGGTGTCAACCCCTGATACTCTGGAATATTCTTGGTAACATCCTTACGAACACCATATACAACAAAATCACAGTTGATTGCTGTGCCTGCATTGTTTTTAATAGAGACTCTAGTCCCCCATTCAATCTTTTCAACAAACAATTCTTGCCAATGACCATTGGGAGTCAATGTAATACCCAAGGTATCCATGTCAATAAGATCCTTCCAGTATTCTGGAAGTTGAATGTAAGATTCATTTACAAGTTTGCCTCTAAAGTATACCTCTGCATCTGGTCCTTCAAGGCAAATATATCTAAGTCTATGTCCTTCTTTGGTTGGGTGAGAAATGTCGAACGACTTCTTTGCATCCCAGATAGGTGCTTTTTGAGACAGGATTCCTCCTGCCCACTTCAAATCAGTACATTCAATAAAATTATGCGTCCTCAGAGGACATGCCTCTGCTGGATAGTCATTGTCACCAGTCCATGGATAGATAGGAAATCTCCAATCACTAGTGGGAGCACCACTCCATGTGCCATCACAAGAAGGACTACCGTTTTGTTCTACTACAAATTCTTCAGACATAATTACCTCTTCATATCATAATGATATCCAGACACCGAATACTCATCATTATTACCAGGATAATCTGCAGGTGTTGAACCCTCATACTCTGGAATAAGTCTCTCACCATCCTTACGTTCACCAAAAACAAGGTAGTGGCAGTTAATTGGTCTCGTAGAATGAAGTAATACTTTATTATCTTCAATAGAATGAATCACAATATTGTTATTACTTCCTACAGGAGTTATTGATACAGTGATAGATTCTGGATCAACAAATTCTCTCCAGTAATCGGGCAATTCAATGATGTGATTATTCTTCAATTTACCTCTTATGTATACGTCATTTGTTGGTCCTTCAGGACAGGTGTGACGCAATCTCCAACCTTCTTTAGTTGGGTGAGGAATGTCAAAATTCTTCTTTGCCGACAGAATATGTACTCCACAGCGAGACATAACCTCACCTTGAGCAACAATATTCATGCCAGCGTTGATGCTAGAATTACAATCTACAACACCCAAAAATGCTGATGGTCCTTGAACTGCAAGTGAGTATGGATTGTTGATGCCAGTACACATAGCACCAGGAATCAATGGAGGTACTGTAATGTCTGGATTAATCGCAGGTCCGATGTTTACATTACCAAGCAAAAATGGTGGAATTTTACCAAACACTGCTGGAGATTCAATATAAGCACCTCCTCTAATTTGAAGAGGTCCTTTACCTAGAGGAACACTGGGATCACCCTCTCCAACATATAGAGTCTTTTTAACTTCTAAATCAGGTACTTTCATCAGATAAATCCTCCTGCTCGTTGTTGAGCTTCAAATAACGACGTTCCTTTGGATGGTTTTACTGTTGTTGATGCATCTGCACAGTCAACCAATCCACCATAAAAATTTAATGCACTGTTTCCCACAATTTCACATGTTCCTGAAGATAAAAATTTAGCGATAGCATCACCATTGATCTCAACGTTTTTTGATCGAATAGTAACCTTTTCGTTAGACTCAATATTAATATGTCCGCTCTGGTTGTTTGGACCAGTCGCTATAATATCAATATTACGAGCATCCATCCTAATCCTACCTTTAGGTGCTCTAAAAATAATATCCCCTAGAGCAGCATTCAAGACAAAAGATGTCTCGTCTACTGGATTCTCACCACAAATTATTTGATAAACGCCTGGACATCTATTGATGGTGCCTCCCTTCATTTTACCAGAAGACATCAACATTGTATAGTGCTCAGAATCCTGAGCAGGGTGTCCATTGCGAATCAAGACACCAGCAAAAGTACTATTAGGATTAATGTGTCCAAATTTAATATGACCAAAGTCATTACCCAATTCTACTGGGTTGTGTATTTTTGGTTTTCCCATGGTTTATTAGTTTAATATCCGTATCCGCCTCCACCTGATGGTGGGGATGGAGGTGGAGGTGACGGTGGTGACGGTGGTGGCGGTGGCGGTGGCGGTGGTGAAGATGGTGGTGGTGGAGACGGACTTGGTGTGGGAGTAGGGGTAGGGGTAGGAGAAGTAGAGGATGTTGTTGTAGATGTAGATCCTTCAGTATTTTGCGTCTGAGTCTGAGACTGCATCATTTGTGGTGAAGGATTTGGTTGAGCGTTAGTAGTTCCTGTTGCCTGCTGAGATACAGTCTGAACATATGCTTGAGAATTCTCAACAGGATCAGATGATGCTGTTGGATTACCCGATGCAATCAGAACTCCATTTTGCCACTTAAACCTAGGATCAAAGTATCTCAAACTATCGGCAGCACTATCGTAGATGTATGGATGGGGTCTTCCCTCATACTCTCTATGCGTAGCACCAACCATTTTTCTACCCATGTGAGTATGGAAGGGACCATAATAAGGTTGACCATTGATAAATCCAACAAAAGCGTTGTCAGTAACATTACCAACACAATCAACAACCGTTACAATATTCCTCAGAATATCATCATCAGGCAGAAGTCCTTCGTCATCATCACCAATCCTCTGCACACAAAGAACAGCATTCAAAACTGCATTATATCCTGTCTCAGATTCAATGTAAATATCAGGTCTTTCCGTGAATCCTCTGCCTGCTTTAACAATCTCAATAGAGTCAAGAACACCAAAAGGACCAAATCTAGGAACAACTTCTGCTCCATTACTAGGTTCTATAATAATCTTATCAGTAGATTCATAATTGATGCCAGCATTCAGAATATCAATATCACAGAGATAAAGTATAACTGGATATGTTCCAACATCTAAGGTTGGGAAACTATCAAACTCAGTCTCACCATTCAATCCTGTTCCAGGTATCTTGGTTGTTCCACGAAGTCTACTAAGTCTCTCATCATAAGTCTCACCTATTGGAAGATTGCCAGTATCTCCTTCTCCCCCACCAGAAGATCCACCCCCTCCTGGAGTGATCCCTGGAGTTACTTTACCACCAGGTCCAATACCTTCTGGATCTTGAATACCAATCAGAATACGATCATTTTCTCTAAGAATTGTATCATCTCCACCACTTCCATCACTGATAATTTGATCATTCTGAACTTCTGGTGGATATTTCTGCCATCTTCCATCTTCTCTCTTTACAACAGTCCAATCTTTTGGTGCCCAAACTCTACCCATTCCACCTAAATCACCATCAGGTCTGGAGATGAATCCAGATCCAGTATCTTCTACAACAACTCTTCTAACTCTAGAAGTTGGTTGCAATGTATTTGGATCCGTACCACCATCTGGTTCCATCTCAACTCTGGCACGAACTCCACCACCCTTACCACAGTTATCAGATATATCAATAGATGGTGGTTTACGATAACCACTACCCTGAGTAATCAGGTCTATACCCAATAGATCTCCCGCTGCACTAACAATAGCATTTGCTCTAGCACCAGAACCACCACCACCCCAGAAGGTTACTTTAGGTGGTCCACAGAATACTGGTCCAACATTACATCTGTTAGCAGCAGAAGTTGCATCATTAAGAAGATTGGCAAAATCAATCTGAGCAATACTATCAATATCCACAAGACTTGCAGCATTTGCAGCGAGTCCCTTTGCTTGATCAATAATGCTGGCAATATCAAAAGTCTCTGGTGGTTTTCCACCTTCAAATATATTCCACTCCTTATTCTCTGGACATTCTTGACTTTCTTCACAAGCAAGGAATCCAGCAATTTGACCCAGAATTCCAAGAATACCACCAACTATACTAAATGCACCTCCAATAAGTGCAGACAATTTGGAGATAATAGAATCAATTGCTCCACTCAAAGCACCAAGAGTATTACCAAGGAGAGAACCCACAAAATTTTGTACTGCACATGCAGGGACATTGATGTAGCGATCCAGCATTCCAGTCAAGAAGTTTCCAACCAGACCTTTAAGATTGCCAATCATCTTATTAAAAAGACAAACAATCAGTTCAATCAGAGCATCCTTTGCAACCTTTGCCTTATCTCTGTCTGGTGGATTAATTAATTCGTAAAGTTTCTTAGTTTCCTCGTTAATTTTTTCTTCTACAAACTTACGAATATTTTTAAATAAATCCTTTAACCCAAGAGATATGAAGTCAGATGCTTCAGTGATTTTTTCTTGAATCCAATTTCTTTTATCTGCAATCCATGTCTGTGCTGCTTCTTCCCATGTATTCAGTTGGTTAGTTGCCCTCTCGATTTTTTTAACCAATTCTTGCATTGACTTCTGAATAGAAGTCATAGGAACCTTTTCACAGTCGCTAGGTGAAGCAACTGGGAATGGTGGTTCCTTCATCATGGTAACATCAGATAATGTTGCCATGTTTGGATAGAACAATCCCTCTAAAGGTTTTCCCTTTCCAGCAGGAATAGAATAACCTGCAACCAGATCCTGGTTAGTATAACCACTAAATGGAATGAATCCATTATTATCAGGTTGCTTCTTAGGTAAAAGAAGTTGATCGTTATTGGGAATTGTTCCTATTTGAATGGGGTCTTCTTTTTTTGCTGGATTTGCCCATATACCCCATACTTTAGATCCTTGAGTAACACCTATAGACAGACCTGTTCTTTTGTGTCCAGATCCAGCATTGGACCCACTAATTCTAACCCAACGGAGATCTTCATCCGCTAATTCCCTTTTATCAGGAGGATCAACTCCCTCAATACGAACTCTTACACGATAACCCCAATTAGAGAGTCCACTTCTGTCACCAACAAGCTCCTCATCCCTAGGCCAGGTCTCCCTAGGAGCAACAATACCCTGCCAATAATTGTAGGGTGTACCGCTGTCAAATAAACCGCCAAAAGTGAACTCACTCATTTACTTCAATTATCGTGCATTTTGCATTCGGGTGCGCCAGGTTCCATTTCACAATAAAGTTCTAATGGACTTGGGTCATGATGATCGCCTGCTGCGATCTCTTCCTTATGGTTCTCAGCGTATACCTCCAACTCATGTAATTCCTCTTCTACATGACGACGTTGCTGAGGGGAAGTCGTAGGATTCTCAAGGATCTCACGATCCTTTTGAATGTGAGCTTCGATGTTTTCCATAATAGTTGATGGATTTAATTGTATTTATAGGTATTCTAGGACAATTCTAGGTAATCGTCAGCATTAAAGTTAGGATCATCATACCCAGCATCAAGATCAACATCAGTATTTGAATATCTCGTGCGATCAATCGTCTGGGAGTCATCACTGGACGGAGTATTTAATCTACTTACTAAGTCCTTCTCTTCCTGAACATATCTCTCAATTTCTGATTGAGAGAATGGATTTACAGAACCTGTGCCAGGCAAAGCTCTTCCAGTATTACCTGTAAGACCAGTAGCACGATTACCCGTAGGTGTAGAGCTGCTACTCTTATTTGGTTGCCTTCCGTAAGAATCCCTAATCAAGTGCATCTTAGTGTATGTATTCCTCGGTGTCAAGTGTGTACAAACATCTGATATAATATAAAGTCCACTAAGTTCTTGATCAGGTGTACCTTCTTTCTTTGAACTTTGCTCAGGTATATCACAATAAACAATTTGACCTGCTCTCAAAGAATAATCTCCAGGAATAGTAATCTCAATATTCAATGTAAATAATTTATTGTATGTCATCGAAGACTGCACAATAACATCTTCAAGAGTCAGATTAGATTCTGTTGCCTTTTCAACTTGCTCAGTAATACCGCCATCTGGCAATTCACCTTTTGAATCAATCTTACTAAAAGTTCTAGATACAAGACCACCATCAACACCGAATAGTTCTAAGAAGTCTTTAGCTAATTTTGGTACTTCAATACCACCATGCACTTTTTGCTCTTCTGTATCAATTTCCTGTGCTTTAGTATTGAAGATATGAGAATATGTATCAAAAGTTTCTAACTTGGACCCATATCCACCAGACTCAAGATTTTTCTTTACATTTATAGTATTCTCTGCGACGTAATCTAATATTTTAGCATCATATCCTGTTGGAAGATCCGTAGAGGAGTTATAGATAAATGATTTATAGTCACCAGCATCATCAAATAAACCATCTATAGATCTAAAATTGAATCCCTCATAAGTTTCATACACCAAATATCCAGCAGAATTTTTAGATGCCTGAGAGACCCCTTTGGTCGCTATCTCAGCAAGTAATCTAAATGGTTTTTTTCCTTGTCCATTAAAGTTAAATGTGTTTGCTGTAGCATCTAATATAACACTCTTCCTAGTTTTAAGTATATCCTTAAAGATTATCTCTGCAGACTGACTAATCTCACCATTAAACCTTCTGTAAACTGTGGTTGCAGAGAAATCATTTGCGATAATCTCCAACGAACAAAGGTCTAACTGATAGATTGTATTCTCAGAGGAAGATAGAATGTTACGAATCTCAGCGATATACAATGCATTATCATCAGCAAACTTCAATTTATTGCCAAGATTATCTTCTATTGTTAGGTGAACCTTCTCGGAACCAGACAACTTCAATTCATGCAGAACCGTAGTTGCCTCGCCTCCAGCGTCACTATGACCAGAGTCAGCGACAATGATACTAAACCTAACTGAACTATCTAAAATACTCTCAAAATAATCGCATACGACCACACCAGGACCAATGTCCGCACTTTTACCATTCTTATTAGAGAAGATCTCTAATTTATGAATATTTCCTGATTGTGCCGTCTGGTTTGGTGTAGACTTTGCCATTATCTTTATGCTGGTTGTACTAACTCTCTAACAGTTCTAGTTCTCGTTCCTCTTGATGTCTGAACTTTTTTGGTGACAGTTCTGTAAACTGGAACTTCCTTCTCTATAGCAACTACTTGTGTCTGAGTCTGTTCATAACTAGCTCTGTCTGCTATTTGATCAGCACCAGAACTTGGTGGGTTAGAAGCAATTTGAGGTTTTAATTCTCCTGCTCCATGTGTATTTACCCATTTACCAGGGTCAACATAACTAGTGAATTGACCATTTGATTGGGGAGCAGAGGTCGATATCTCCCAATGAAGATGAGGAGCATATCTCGTCAAACTACCAAAACCAGAACCACCAACATTGGCTAGTAATGCACCTGCCTTAAACTTATCACCAGGACTCAAACCAGGTGGTCTATCAAGGTGCCCAAAGAAGTGATATGCACCATGCTTACTATCCTTCCACACAATCCAATATCCATATCCAGCATCTGCTCCACTACCCAGTTGCTTATTTACATGAGTCACTTCACCATCCAGATAGGCATACATTGGTGTTCCAGAATCAGCACCAATATCATATCCTTTATGATCCGAATTAGTACTTTCTCTATATCCCTTACCAGATGTAATTTTAATACCACCTCTGGATGCCTGATCTTGAATATCTGACTGAGCAAAAGGACTGTATGAGATATCTAATCGAGTACCTTGCTGACCACCATATGCAACAGTTCCAGATTGTCCCGTCAATCCTACGAGTTTATCAGAACCACTTATTGTTCTACCAGCAACTGTTGGAGTAGAACCACCAGTAACTGTAGTGGTAGTGGTAGTGCCAGTAGTGCCAGTGACAGATGCAGTACCTTGAATCACTCTATTTGTGTTTGCTGCTGTTGATTTAATATCATTAAATACTCCGCTAGTTTGCGAACCAACATCACGCACAAATGCAGTCTCAAGTTGCCTAGTAATATCTTTTAATCTACGAGTTCTTTCTGCAGGTGCCTCAACTCCAACAATACTACCACCAGCAGCAAGTTTTTGTAATAATAATCTAAGCATTCCCATTGGAGCGGGAAGAGCAGCATCAAAGAAGGTAACAAGATTCTTTGCAATATCAGTAACTGCTCTTCTGTCTACTTTCTTACCAGTAAGTAAATCCACACCAAGAGACATGATCTTGGAGATCATGGTGTTATTTCTATCACCTAATCTCTTTCTTACCTTATTAATAAGTGCAAGAGGTCCTTCCTTTTTAACTCTTCCAAAAATCTTCTGGAAGACGTTTGGTTCTGCTCCTTTAGATTCAACTGCACCATCTGCTGGTGTTGTTCCAGAACTACTGACAGAGAACTTACTCAATTTAGTTCTTCTAAGTCTCTCTAATTCTTTCTTTTCTCTTTCTTCGTCTTCACCAATTGTTCCACCCTTTGCCTTTGCCTCAAGTCCAGCTTCCTCAACAGCACCTGCATCCTCCCCACCAGTAATAACATTATACAGACTGACACCGATCTGGTCACCAATAACACCACCAATTATTCCACCAATGGTTGATCCAGCACCACCAACGAGCAAATTACCAACAAAAGGAACAACAGATCCAACAATACCGCCGATGGCACCACCAAGGAATGTTCCCAATGCTTGTCCAACACCAGCACCAACAGCACCTGCTGCTGCTTTACCTAGAGGTTCTTTAAGAATAAATGCCCTTACACCAAAGTCAATCAGTGGACCAACAATGGGTATCTTGCCAGCAATTTTTCCTACACCTTTACCAAAAAGTTTGGTTCCTATTTTTTTAGTAACCTTCTGTAAACCTTTTGGTCCAGTTTGTGGTTTTGCTGTGGGTCTTGGTCTCCTGGCACGCTGCTCTGCTCTGCTAAGAGGTTTACCCTCCAGCATTCTTCTATTATTTTGACCAAACCTTTGATTAAATCGACGATCGCCATATCGTCTTCTATATCTTTCTTGTGCTCTCGCACTTACTCTTCTACCAGATCTATCAAATCCCCTTCTTGGTTGTGGTTTATCCTTTGGTCCTTTACCACCCGTGCTCAACATCGCTGCAATAATTGCAAGATTCATGAACTTAGTAAAGTTACTCTGAAGAGTTTCTAAGTTCTTTGCAGCATCTTCACCAAAAGTATCCTTTACAAAATTATTGACAGAATCAACTGCTTTATATCCAAGGTCAATAAAAGTCATCAATTTGTCAACCATCCCTATGGAAAAGTCAACAATAAAATCAAATACCTTACCAACTTGCAGAGTATTTGCTAACCATTTTAATTGAGGTGCCCAATCAACTAATTTACGCAGAATCAATCCAAGAATTATTTGGTTAACAAAATCCAAAAATCCTTGTATTGGTTTTGGTGCTTTAATCTTGTCTGGTCCACCAGTCAAAAAGTCGAAGAATCCATTCTTCTCATTTTCTTTTTCCTTCTTATTTCTCTTCTCCTTCTCTGTTCGTCTTCTATCAAGTTCAATCTTTTTACGTTGAATCTTAATAGTCTGACCAAGAATCTTCTTAATCTTAGTCGTAGACTCTTTTATGCGAATAGCTTCTTTAAGAAGAGGATCTTCAGGCGGACCACCACCATCAGGTTGTGTTTGAGGAATAGCAGCGCCAGAAGTTGAAGATGGAGGCGGTGCAACCATCAAAGATCTAGCAGATCTATTGTATGTTGTTGCAACAATAGATCCCGATTTAGATCCTGGTAAAAACTTTTGACTATTGATTGCCATCTTAGTTTACCCCCAATAGTCCATAGATTTGAATATTCATCATCCTGGCACTATTTGGTAGTTTCACTTCAAAGTCTTCAATCTCCCTGTCACCAGATGGGGAAGATCCACCGCCACCCTGCTGTGGAATTTTTTGACTTATAGTAGTGACATTAACTCCTGCTTCTGGTGGGGGTGGTGGTGTCATACCACTCTTCGGTATCCTGGCAACCTTTGCTGGTTTAACCGTTGGTGCTGGTGCCACAACACCCGCAGTTGAGGTTGGAGTTATAGCACCAACAAATGGTGCCTTGGTAGACTCAGTAACTGTCTTAGTGTCTGGTTCTCCCATTGTTTCTTGATTTCCCTTCTCCATTCTCATTTTCGCTGCAGAGCGACCCATGGGTCTGGGTTTTGCCTTTGGTTTCTTCTCCTTATCTTCAGTTTTAGATCTGGACGCAAAAGATGTAGATCCTCTTTTATTCTTCTTATCCATCTTAGGATAATCTTTCTTTGCAATCTGAAGATCCTCAATTTGGAATACATCCAATCCTTCAGTATTCAACTTCTCCATTCCATAGAGATAATTTGCCACGTTTTGAATTCTTGGATTATCTGGTCCTGCGGGTCCTAAATCGTCAGGAGTAATATATGCATCTCTCAGGGTTTGCATCACTCTGCCCATGTCAATTTTGGGAGCAACTACACCACCACCCTGCATGAACGATAAATCAGATAATTTACTAAAACTAGGTATATTCGTTCCACCACCCGCTTTATTTAAATTTAAGAAGAATGGTGCTCCAAACTTATCAACTGCTTTTTTGGATATTACAACCTCACCAGGTTGAGCAACAATCATTTGAGTATCTTTACCTGCTCCACGAACTCTCTTTCCAGTAGAGGAGGTAACCTTACCACCAGCAGGTTGAGTTCTTCTCCTCTTCTTCATAGGAGGAACTTTGCCGCCACCATTGTATCTACCAACTTGACCACCACCAGCAAGTCTACCAAGAACACTCATAGGATCACCAGTGGTGCCACCAAACTCTTGAGTGTCATCTAACTGCGACTTACCTTCTGCTGCACGTTCTTCATCGTTAGATGGTGTCAATGCTTGTTTAACTCCACCAATCGCAGCACCACCAACAATAGCAATGCCAGCTGCTTTAAGTGGATTAGCAGCAATGAATCTGAGCAAGGCAGGAATACCCTTCTTGGCAAGGAAGAATGTAGTCTTAATTGCAGTTCCAACTACCTTCCTAACAAAAATACCTAATGGATTCGCAAACAAGAAGAATCCTGCAAGCAACGCTGGGAACCAGTCACCAATAAATCGCAGTAAAGAATCTATCTTCTCTTGATTTTTGGGATCAGAAATATAATCAACTAATTTAACTAAGATTCTTCCAAGGAGAACCTTACCAATGAAGTCCATTATCTGCTTAATAATGGGAACTGTTGGCGTTAATATTTTCTTAGTGAGATTAGTTACTCTCTTAAACGTTTTCTCTAATTCCTTCTCTCTATTACCCCTCCTTGTTTTCTCACCAATCTTACGATCCTTCGCTACCTGATTCCGTATTCCCTTGAGTTGATTTTCCATCATCTTAAGGATGGAATCACAAGTCTTGCGAATTGATATTACTACTTGTAAAAGGGTTGGTTTCCTTGGAGGATTATTACCACCACCACCATCTCCTGGTGGCAATAATGGCGGTTGATCTGGTGGAGAACCTGTAATAAATCCCGCTGCCTTCTTTATAGGTGATACTTCACCTCGATTGACAACCTTTTTATTGATCTTAAATCGACCAACTTTTCTTCTTACTCTTCTAAATTCGTTTGTAACTAATTCTGCTTCCTCAGTACTGACCTTTGTGTCAGCCAACCTAGCAGCAGCAGACCATTCCCTTAAAAGATTACTATATGTTGCATAATCAATATCACCAATAAAGTCTAATCCTAACAGTCTTAGGATTCTCTCATCAATCTCTTCTTCACCAATAGAATCTGTTTCCTTTACACCCTCATAAAGTTGTAAACCACCAGTCTTCTTCTTGGCACCAAGATCACCCATGGAGAGAAGATCATCTTCATCACCATATCCCTGAAACTCACCCTCAGACTCTGCTTGAGGAATGTCAGGAATTCTCTCTTCTGGAACCTTTGGTGGTGGTTTTACTTTTTTTGGTTTGCTCTTGTCTACAACGTAATATTCCCACAAAAAGAGACAATACTCATTAAAAGTATTATACTCCTTTATGTTTTGTGGTGTAATAACAGAAGGTGAAGGATAATCCTTCTCGGATTTATCCCACGCCTTTAAAAATATTGACTGTACCTTATCGTAATCTACATCATATGCGTCACCAATAAGACCTCTCGACCGTTCCATATAACTGGCAACGGACTGGCGGAATCCCTGTCTTCTCCTGACAAGTCTAGAATAAGGGATATATTCAGATAAAAAGTTTGGTAACTTATTTGCCATTAGCTATTAGATCTTGCTTGATCGGCTTTTAACTTCTCTTCTTCTAAGTGAGCCTTAAGCAGTTCAACATAAACTTCTCGCTCCCATGGAATTAGATTCTCAACCTCAGTTAATGAGTATTTATGGTACTGAAGTAAAGCAAAATTCAACTTATAATAATTCTCTAAATCCATGTGAGAGAGGGCTATCCGAAAAAACTGGATAATCCCTCAAGAAGAACTGTACTTTTGACTCCTGTAGTTGGATTCTTAACTGGAACTTCATGAGACAACTTAGGCATAGTCTCAAAAAACTTTTCAATCTGTTTAAATTGAGATGAATTCATTTGCTCCAAGAAGTTCATAACTTCTTTTTTGGGAACGTCACGAACTACCCAAGATTCTTCTTCAGTAAAAATCTGTTCAATACATGTTGCAATTAGTTCAAATGATTGCTCAATACCAACCGTATCACTAAAGTCAAAATTATTCTTGATGAACTGATCAAGAGAGGGATACCCCATCTCCATTGCAACCTTATCATCAATCTTTATATTCTTACTATGATCAGAATTCTTCTTCACCTGAATCTCATCAATATTAATCTTTACAGGCACATAAGTCTGTTCATCATCAGGACAAAGAACATTAACTTCAATTTCTTCCCCAACGGACTTACCACGAATATTCAAGAACAAATATTCAATATCAAATGTAGGAAGTTTCTCTACATTAATTCCTTCAGTCTGAATACAATTAGTAATTACAGTCTTAATTGCTGTTGTAATCTGCTTTGGATCTTCACTCTCTAAAGCGAGAACTAAAAGTTTTTCCTCACGAACAAGAAATGGTCTGTACTTGATTGTTTCACTTGTAGAAGGCAATTCAAGTTCATAGGTGGGAGCTGATATAGTAGGTAATGGCATAATGCAAATTCAGGTAGTGTTATTTATTAGTTGTCAGTCAATGGTGGAGTAAACTTCAGAGGAGGTACACTGTAATTTAAATTACCTCCAGACAAGTTAAATGATGCGTCAGTATTTACAATATTAAGATTAGGAGTATCACCAAAGGCGAATGCGGGAACGTCTGGATTTCCAGGAGAGAATGCAGACTTTGACCAATATGGACTATATGCAGGGTCAGTTTTAGATTTAGTATTAGTTATAAAGAATCTTGTATAGTTCATAGACACGGTAACTTTAAGAAGTTGAGATGCATCATAAGTTACAGGTATCGTATTCATTGCCTTTGGATATGCATCAACAAAATGATATTCCAAAATATCATTAACTAAATTACGCCCATGCCCCATGTCCTTCTCAAATTTAACAATAGTCATAGAAGTCTTATAGTCATCAACAAATCTTGCTCTCTGTACCATGGGTTGAGCAAGGTCCCTATCATTTAATTCATTTTCACCAACAATAAATTTCATCCAGTAATCAAAAAATCTGATCTGGAGATAATTACTATCATAAGTTACCAAGAACGTTAAGTCAATTGTCTCATCATATAAACGACTATATGCATGTCTCTCAACAATACCATGAAAATCTCTAGCAGTCTCAACAGTAGCAATACTAGATCCTGGAAGAGATGCTTCAACGCATGTCAACTCCAGAAGTTCCTTGTCTGCTTGAGGAGCAGAATCAGGGAATAGTGCGGGTTGATTCATCAAAACAGAATAAATCGAAGTTTGAGCAGGGTTTAAAATCCTACTCTTCAACTTATTCATTGATACACCAGCATTTATACCAAGTGATCCAGAAGATGACATCTAAATAAAGATAATACGTCTATATTATATGTAGCCAACTTATGGGAGAAAGTATTAAGAGTCGGTACTATCCATCATATCCAAAGAAGTATAAGGGTGACGCCAAGAACATTATTTGCAGAAGCAGTTGGGAACGTAAATTTTGTGCTTGGTGTGATTTGAATGAGAATATTGTTGAGTGGGCAAGCGAAGAGTTCTGCATACCCTACATATCCCCATTAGATAGAAGAGTACATCGTTATTTTCCAGACTTCTTAATCAAAGTAAAAGAGAGAGGAGGTACAACCAAAACTTACGTTGTAGAAGTTAAACCAAAGCGTCAAACTCAACCACCAAAGAGACCCAAAAATAATAAAGCAACCAAGACTTTTATTAATGAAGCAAAAACTTATGA